CGTCTAAGCTAAAACACACTGCTGTTTTATCTGAGAGTAAGTTTTTTAATGAAAAAGAAATGACATCTACAGCAGTACCAATGGTTAATGTTGCCCTGTCAGGTTCTATTGATGGTGGGCTGACACCTGGGCTAACAGTTCTTGCTGGCCCATCAAAACACTTTAAAACATCGTTCGCCTTGCTTATGGCCGGCGCATATATGGAAAAAAATCCAAATGCAGTTATGTTGTTTTACGATTCAGAGTTTGGCTCGCCACAGTCGTACTTTGAACAGTTTGATGTAGATCCGGCCCGCGTGCTTCACACACCTATTACAAATGTCGAAGAACTTAAGTTTGATCTTATTGCGCAGCTTGAAGAGCTTGACAAGAAAGACGAAGTAATCATCGTAATCGATTCGATCGGCAACCTTGCATCTAAAAAAGAGATGGAAGATACAATGAACGAAAAGTCTGTTGCAGATATGTCTCGAGCTAAAGCACTTAAAGGTTTGTTCCGTATGGCAACACCTTACCTTGCTATGAAAAATATCTGTATGCTTGCTATTAACCACACATACCAAGAAATTGGTTTGTTCCCTAAGGCAATCGTCTCAGGCGGCACGGGCATTTATTACTCTGCCAATAACATCTGGATCTTAGGCCGCCGTCAGAATAAAAAGGGCACAGAGATCTCAGGCTATGATTTTGTTATTAACGTAGAGAAATCGCGGTTTGTTAAAGAGAAATCTAAAATACCTATTACGGTTTCATGGGATGGCGGCGTAGAAAAATACTCTGGTCTGCTTGATGTTGCTCTTGCAGGTGGATATGTTACTAAGCCTTCAAACGGCTGGTACTCTTACGTAGATCAAACTACTGGAGAAGTTGATGAGAGAAAGGTCCGTGAAAAGGACACATTGTTACAAACGTTTTGGGAGCCAGTGTTTGCTAATACAGACTTCAAAGAGTTTGTTAAAAAGCAATATTCAATAGGGTATAAAGAAGAAGTATCAATGGATGCAATTGTAAATGATTGATGTAAATAAATTATCAGAAGGGATCGACTATGAGCTGATCCCTGCTGCTCAAACAAATGAGCAGGCATGGTGGATTCGTGCGTTGACTGGCCCGTTTATTGAAACTGTTATATCATTTGGTAACCTTAGCATTGACGGCGAGAACGAATCAATTAATTTTAATTTTACTATTGTTGAGTCACCTGACCCAGATTTAACAACAGATAACGAAGCCCTACAGCAATACTGCGGGATGATCCTTCATGACGTGATTGAGATGGGTATCACCCGTGATGAAGTGCAGATAACGGAGCAAAAATGAGAATATTAATTATGGGTTTACCAGGTTCTGGTAAGACACATTTAGCATTGCGATTACAAGGCTGGCTAGATGATTGCGCCTGGTTCAATGCCGATGCTATTCGTAAAATGGCTAATGATTGGGACTTCTCAGATGCTGGCCGAAGAAGGCAGGCCGAACGAATGAATAGTATCGCTATGTTTGAAGGCACTCGCGGCAGAACCGTAATCTGTGATTTTGTATGTCCTACTAATGAAACTCGAAAACTGTTTAGTCATGAAATCATGATATGGATGAACACGATAGAAGAAGGTAGATTTGAGGACACAAATAAAATGTTTGAAAAACCCGATGATGCTACATACGTCATGAGCGGATTTAAGTCTGACGATGAAATACAACTTTTTGCAGAGGAGCTTAAGAAATCTCATGGCATTTGATTGGAAAAAACCTACAGTCCAAATGTTAGGACGATGGCAACCGTGGCACGAAGGTCATCAGGAATTATTTAAACGTATTCATGCTATCACTGGACAAGTTGCTATCATGATTAGAACTGTGCCAAGTGATGAAGAAGCAAATGCTCGTGTTCCAGGTCAAGATGATAACCCGTTTGAAATGAATCAGGTATCTGCACGGTTGAGTACAGAACTTGCAAAGGACGGGTTTACATCAGGTGTAGATTATGTTATAATATTCGTACCAAACATTGTTGACATTAGTTACGGTCGAGGTGTCGGATATACATTTACCGAGCATGATCTTGGCAAAGCAATTCACGATATATCTGCCACTAAAATCCGTGCCAAAATGCGGAAAGAAGGACTTCTTTGAATACAAACATTGAACAGACAATACTGCGTAACCTGCTTGTTAACGAACAGTTTATGCGCAAAGTATTGCCATTTATCAAACCAGAATATTTTGAAGGCGTGTATAAGCAACTCTTTAAAGAAGAGTGCAAATACGTTGCTAAGTATAACCGCCTGCCTTCGGCCGAAACATTTAAAGTCGAGATCGATCAGGCCGATGGGTTTTCTGATGAACAGTATAGGCATGCTATTGAAATTATCCCTGAGATATTTCGCAGAGATGAAAGCGATGCTGAGTGGTTACTTGATACAACTGAGAAGTGGTGCCAAGACAGAGCTATTCACAATGCCATCATGGACTCAATTCAAATCATCGATGGCAAGCATGAGACTTTAACTAAGAACGCAATACCCGATGTTCTGACAAAGGCTTTGTCTATCACATTTGATCCTAATGTAGGCCACGATTATCTGAATGATTTTAACGAACGCTTTGACTTCTACACTAGAGATGAAGAAGTATTGCCCTTTGATCTCGAATCATTTAACGCTATCACTAAAGGCGGCTTGCCCAACAAGACTTTGAATATTGCCCTTGCCGGCACAGGCGTTGGCAAATCTTTGTTTATGTGTCATGTTGCAGCATCCGCTTTATCTGCCGGTAAAAACGTTCTCTATGTTACTATGGAAATGAGTGAAGAGCGTATTGCTGAGCGGATAGATGCCAACTTGTTGGACGTGCCGATTGACCAGCTTGACAAAATGTCTAAAGATATGTTTGCTGAGAAGGTCGCACGGGTTAAACGTTCAACAAGTGGCAAGCTAATTGTTAAAGAGTATCCTACAGGCTCTGCTCACTCAGGGCACTTTAGAGCATTGTTGACTGAGCTAAAATTAAAAAAACAATTTATGCCAGATCTTATTTGCATCGATTACCTTAATATCTGTGCATCATCACGTATGAAAGGTATGGGAGGATCGATCAATTCATACAATTACATTAAAGCAATTGCTGAAGAGCTACGCGGCCTTGCGGTCGAGTTTGACGTTCCGATCATCTCTGCAACGCAAACGACTCGTGGCGGTTATGGTAACTCAGATGTTGGGCTTGAAGATACGTCCGAGTCTTTTGGATTACCCGCGACTGCCGATCTAATGTTTGCGCTTATATCCACTGAAGAACTTGAGCAACAAAACCAAATGATGGTAAAGCAACTTAAAAATCGCTATAATGATATATCATATAAAAAGCGCTTTGTAGTTGGTCTTGACAGATCTAAGATGCGCCTGTTTGACGTAGATGAAAGCGAACAAACTTTGTCTGATGATACGCCAGCATTTGACAAATCAGAAATGAACGAACGATTTAAAGATTTTAAGGTTTAGGATAATAATTATGCAAGCACGGTTAATTGGTTACACACAGCCAGATTCGGTTCACGGAATTATTGGAGTAGAAGATGTACAAGATCTGATCGCGTATTGTGCACGTGTATCAAATCCATCAAACCAGAATAATAAAGAGACTGCCGATAAGCTTTTAAAATATTTAATGAAGCACAAACATTGGTCTCCATTTGAAATGGCAAGTGCTACGATCGAAGTCGAAACAACACGGGACATTGCTCGGCAGTTATTGCGGCATAGATCATTTTCGTTTCAAGAATTTAGTCAACGTTATGCAGATCCGAATGATCTTAATGATACGTTTGTGACGCGTGACGCACGTCTTCAAGATCCTAAGAATAGACAGAACTCTGTTGAGCTGGATCAAGATTCAATGATCGCTAAGCAATGGCGCGCTAAACAGGAGCAAATTATTCATGAAGCAAAGCTGGCTTACGACTGGGCTATACAAAATGGCATTGCTAAAGAACAAGCTCGCTGTGTATTGCCTGAGGGCAACACCTTATCTCGACTTTATGTTAATGGTACTATTCGTAGTTGGATTCATTATATTGAATTGCGTTCGTCTAATGGGACTCAGCTAGAGCATATTGAATTAGCAAAAGCAATATCAGATGTTATATCTAAAATTTATACGTTTTAGGGGTTTACATATGCTTTAATGTATGTTATTATATCTTAATAATAATGATAACATACATTGAGGCTAATATGAACAACATGACCAATATCGCAGGTAAGGTCTTTGCTGTCGTAACAAATACTAGTGTTATTATGGCAATGGGCTTATCTGTAGCGCACGCTAAGCAAACGGAATTTAAAAAATACGAAGCACAACAAATCCAATGCTTAGCAACAAACGTTTATTATGAGACACGAGCAGTATCGCTTGCCGACGCTATGGCAGTAAGTGATGTCGTTTTAAATCGTGTAAAGCATACATCATTTCCTGATGAGGTATGCTCAGTAGTACATCAAGCACAGTTAGATGCCAATGGAAATCCTAAGCGCAACAAGTGTCAATTTAGTTGGTACTGTGATGGCAAGAGCGATGATCCGGCAGATAATGAAGCATGGAAAAGATCTTTAAAATATGCTACTGATATCTATCGGCACGAAAAGTATATTGGAATAACTGAAGGCGCTACGCACTATCATGCGTCGTATGTAACACCATATTGGGCACCTACTCTTGACAGAATTGCTCGTATTGGTTCACATATTTTTTATAGAATGAAAGGTAAATAATGAGCATTGATTATAAATTCCGTGAACGCGAACTCATTGACGAGTTTCAAGGCTATATTGATTCTACATATCAAGGGCACTATGCCACAAATAAATTTCAGTCTACTGAAGTGATTATTGAGCGTGGTCATGGAACTGGATTTTGTATGGGTAATGTAGATAAATACTCTAACAGATACGGCAAGAAAGGCTCAAGGGCCGATGCACGCAAGGATTTAATGAAGGTTTTACATTATGCCCTTATCCAGCTCTATATTCACGATAGTGAAGAGGAAAGGTAAATACATTGGCTATGTTAATGATAGTGTGATTATAATGTCACATAACAAGCGCATTGTCCGTGAACATCTTTTATATCTTGGATATACAGATAAATAAATCGTAAACGTTGAAGCAACGTGAACACATACTGGACTCGGGGGCGGTACCCGACAGCTCCACCAAATTTACTCTACAAAGTAAATTATTGATTTTTACTCTACAGAGTAAATTTGATGGGGCTGAAATAGGATCGACAGGTGTGAAAGTGGAAGTGGAGTTTACCGGCTGACTGCGAAATAGGTCAATCACTACAAATGCAAACAATAACTTTGCACCAGCTGGATT